TAACAGATTCCTCTCTTAATTTTTCAGCAGCTTCTTTAGCACGTCTTTCTTCGTGAAATTCGTATTTTAATTTACTAATACGTTTTTTTACACGCTCATCAACGCCATCTATTTCTTGTTCTATTTCAGCTTGATCTGTTTCTTTTTGTTCATCAGAACGAGGTGTTTTTCTGTCAGCCTCTGGTCTGTCGTCTATAATTTCTACATCAAACTCTTCAATAGCTTCTTCTGGAACCACTGTGTTTTTGATTCCT